AGAGAGAGGGAGGAATGTTCATTGAAAAAACATCTCCATTAGGGACATCAGCTTGAAACAAAGTTGTGCTGTCTGTATTGTCTTGAAGAATTATAGTGCCTGCACCACCTGCATCAGACGCTAATATAATTCCTCTAAGTCTAGTTCTTCCAGCAAAGACTGCTCCCGTGGCTGTAACTCTAACTGATTTTACATCACTTTTCATAGTTTTATATTCTCCTAAATTTATGTGGGGCCGGAGCCCCACAAATTATTTATTAACTAGCGTCAGACGAGCTTGATATACCAATGAATTTTAAAACCATTGTTACACCAGTTGCTCCTGGATCACCACTTACAACAACTTCTACTTCGTCTGCTGTTGCAGTTGCTGCAGTTGTAGTTCCACCAGACATTCCTAAAACTCCGTTGCAAGGAAAAAATCCTTTAAAACCAGTTGAGTTAATTGCAGGTGAGATTCCATCTACGAAACCATCAGTATCTGCATCTGTCCCAATGTCTGTTAAAGTAACAGCATTAGTAGCTGCAGTTGTTACAGCTATTGTTACACCCATAGGTATAAAATTACTTGGTATTCCAATTGCTGATTCTTTTCCTGTAGTAGCACCGTTAGCAACAGTGACTGTTGCAGTGTACTGAGAAAAAGTCATTTCATTTGTTAAAGCACCAGTAGATGCACTTTTAACGATTGTTTTAAAACCGTTTTCCGATCGTACCGGTCCTGTAAACGTAGTATTTGCCATAATTATCCTCCTAGTATTTACGAACGCAGTCTCTAGGCCGTCGACTATACTCGTCTACGTTCTGATTAATTGTATAGTGTGTTTTTTATATACTAGATTTAAGTAGAGTGCAAGAGAGCCTGTAATGTGAATTGAATTTATTCAACGATGTAGCTTTTTATTAAGTAGCTACAGAAACTTGTGGTGCAGACCCTTCAATCTTATTTTGCATATGCTCTTTTCTAGCTTCTGCAAGTTTTATATGGCTAATTACTTCTCTGACTTTCCTGTCAATTTTAACCATATTGAGAGTATATCTACCCTCTTTAAGATGCTCCTGCTCCCATTCGAGATCCAGACCCCTTTTCTTCGTGTAAAGGTCGTTTAGATGTTGCATCATGTTCTCCATCGATAACCTCCTCATAGGTTATACGTTTTATCTTAGGATCATTCATTTCTCCAAGATACTCCCATTTTATATCACCTTTTCCCAATCTGTCAACTATTGCGTTTTCTATATCAAGAGGTAATTCGATGCAGGTTATATGAAAATCAGCATGCATTTGATATGCAAAAATCTGGACTCTGAATTTTTTAGGGTGCATTTTTCCTTTCTATTTAGTGATTGTGGCGGAACTGTGTCCCGCCACAAAATTATTGATTAAGCACCTGGTGATGCGTAGATTCCTCTAGGGTCAGATACGCCAAATACGTATCTTTCTCTAGCTTTGTATCTAACATTGCCAGTATCGAAATCGCCTTCCATTTTTGTAGTTAATGGAGCTCTTTCCATATGCTTCATTCCATTTGGTACATCTGTAGTAATATAGAACGAGTCTGTATCAGTTAAATAGTGATTAACTGTGTATCCACCTGGGATCATTCCCATGTTTCTTAACGCGTTTATATCATTATCAGCAGTTCCAACTCTTTGTGCAGAGTTCATCAATCTGTCAGCAGTAAACTGAAGAGCAGATGGGATGATCATCTTCACAGCTTTCGCAGCGATCTTTAAACCTCTTTCATCAGTAAGCGCTGCAATGTCAATCATTGCTTGCTCTAATGAAGTTTCGTTTAAGTCCGCAGCAGTTGACAACGTATTACTGAAAGTTCCAGCAACAGTTGGGTGCGAAGTGTTGAAAAGAGTTACACCATCACCTGAATTGAAAGATCCAGATGGTAAACCATTGTTTAATGGTGCAGCTGCTTTAACTTGTTTAGTTTGAGCCATAGATCTTGCTAAAGCTTTTGTATATCTAGAAGCAAGTCTGTCATACAGGTTGTCCTCAATTGCTTCCTCAGTGATTGCAAACCCAAGAGCTATTGTCTCGTGAGTGTATCTTGCTGTGAAAGTTTCTTGAGCACTGTCAAACGTTACACCAGAACCTTCTGGTTTAACTTGTGCTTGACCGAATCCTGATAACATAACTTCTTCTTCAAAAGCTCTGTCAGATGACTCAGTGTTGTATATCTCAGCATGTTCTTGTTCATACTGTTTATACTCCAGGCCAAATAAGGCATTTAAACCTGGCTCTAGTTCTTTGACTAGTTGATTACGTGATATTGCCATAGTTATTATACCCCCGTTGTACCTTTTAATTGGTGCTCGTTAATTATAACGACCAAGTTAACATTTGCAGAACCTGCAGTGTTGTTTTCTGGGTCTTTCGAGATACCAATTATTCTTAATTGTGCTGTAGCGTCCTTATGATCAGATTCATCTAATTCTACTTTAGATACAAAATCTGGTGAAGATCCAGCTGCATACACAATGTCAGCGTTTTGGCCGACGTCTGTTGCTTCAGTTGCGCCGTCCGATTGTATTTCATACCTTTGATACGGATCATCCGTTACAAACCCTTTGATGTCAGTCGCAGTGTTTGAAGCGTTTAAATGATTCGCAAAGGTAGGTTTACTTGTAGTTGCATCAGTGAAGAAAACACCGTTTAGTGAACCCAATAATGCGTCTGTTGCTGCAGCTACTCCAATTGTTCCTGTAGATAAAATCTCTACTGGATCTTGAAAGTAAATCGCTGAAGCACTTGCCGCGATATCGTATTCAGATAAACCGTTGTTGTCCGCATTCTGACCAACTTTTCCGATCGGTCTTAAACCGAACGCAGCATCTTTATTTGCCATAGTTGTGTCCTCCTTTAGACATTTTTAGTTTATCTTCAGATGGACTAGAATTCTTTTTAAGACTTCTTAGAGCCACCGAAGGTTACACGAGTATCTCTATCAACATTGATAGGCATACTCTTATGCTGTTCCTTTGCAAGATCGGCGTCAATTGCAGCTTGTTGGTCCTGAGCTTGTTTCATATAATACTCAGTTCTTTGCTGCGCGATCTCCTCTGGTACCCTTGTCAGCACAAGGCCTCCGTGCCCGATCACCCCTGCGTATTTGCCGTCTGCAACTACGGGAAAGTCCTCTTCTGGATATTCATCTGCTCTTACTAATTCATACCCGGATCTTAAGCGTCCTTGTATGTTTTTCGTATCGACGAATCCCAGGATTTCTACCCTGACCCATCTGTGTCTGTAGCCATTTGGCGCGTTGGGCGTATCTAAGTACGATGGTGGAGTCCAAACTTTTGGTCTCTCTTTTGGAGCTACCGTTTTTGCTTGAGCTTCGACTTTTGTCGAATCACTTTTACTAGCTTGGCTCGCACGAGTTGGTTTCTTGTTTTCCATATGCCTATACCTCCTTCGTGTTCATAAGTTGTTTCGCATACTCTTCTAATGGCACTCCTAATTTTTTCGCTATTGCGACCTGTGATGAAGTGAGCTTCACAGATTTACGGTTAGTCTTTGTACTACGCGTTGCAGAGGCAACAGTTTGTGTAGGTTTACTAACTTGTTTGTCCATAGGTTTATCAAACTTATGTGGAAATTCAAGTCTTATTCTTTTATCTATTTCAACATAATATTCGTCAGACCTAGGGTCAATTCCTTCTTCTTCGGTAAGTTTTCTATGCAAATCAAAGGCTGTATATGTCATTGCACTATCTTTACCAAACCACTCATTCTTTTCAGCCCAAGCTTCTGCCATAGGATCTGGAGCACTTTGAGTCTGTTTTTGTGGTTGTTGATATAATTGTGGTTGTTGAACTGGTTTTTCTTTAGCTTCTTGTTCTTGCATTTGATGTGCAGTTTTTAATTCAGCTAATTTACCTTGTTCATAACCAAGTTGAGAAATGTCTGCTAGAGCTTCTGTTTCAGCTTTTGTATCTTCTGCTTGTCTAGCTGCCCTTAATTTTTCTTGAGCCGCTGCAATAGAAGAGGTAATTCTACCTTCCATTTCTGCAACATAATTTTTATCTAAAGAGTCTGCTGTAGTTTTAAATTGATCTCTTTCCTTTTTAACACTCTCAGCATAACGTACTGCTTCTTCTTTTTGCCTCTCGGCTTCACGCATTCTTTTTGTTAATTTAGCTATTCGTTTTTTAACGCTTTCAGAATACTCTTCAATTTGTTGACTGTTGTCTTGTTGCTTATCACCTTCCTGAACAGCAGACTGCTCCACAGGTTTCTCAGGTGTGTCATCGGCGCTACCACCGTCTTCAAGCTTTGTTTCACGTTCGTTTTCATATGTTTTGTCCTCCGTTGGTTGCTCAGCAACCTCTTCTGTTTTTTCTTCTGGCAGTTCAATATCTACATCCGGACCAGATGTGTCGATATCAACTGTTTTCTTTTCTTCTTCTTGCATAGTTTTACTCCTCTATGTTTAAAATTCGTGGAATATATCTTCAGGGTTTTCCACGGTTGCTAAAACTTCATCATCATTGAGAAGTCTTATCTCACCCCCATCGATTTTAATTCGTGATCCAGCGTATCTTGCAAAGATAATCCAGTCACCTTTTTTACACCAAGGTCCTTCAGGATATCTTTCTTTATCATAACAGTGTGGACCCATTCTTAAAACTAAACCACAAGTCGATGCTACTTGTGATCGTTCTACCGTTTCGTCTGCTAATAATATACCACCTTTAGTTTTCTCTTTTTGTTTAAAAGGTAAAACTAAAATTCTCCAACCTGTTGGTTCAGGGAGTTTTGATGATTCGTCTATTTCTTTTTTAACACCAACTAGTTCTTTATTTGGTAGAACTATCTTTTGTTTTGATGCTGATAATTGTTCCTTCGCTGTCATTTTGCTCCTTTGTTTTTAGCAGGGTGGATATTTCCTGTAATAGATACTGATATGTTCGTATCTGACCTAACATATACTGGTATTTTTCCATGCTGTCAACACTACCAGAAGTCATTGCAACTACGACATCGTCGTGTCTCATTTTAATTATTTTTCTAATTTTATCTATAAAGTCCATTATAACACTCTCCCTTTCTCTGGTTCAAACTCATCTAGTACATCTAGCTTTTCTTTAGCATTAGCTATCTTTTCGATCTGTTTATTTACTTCTTCTATGTGCTGTGGGTGTTCTCCGATACCAACTGAATTATCTAAAAAAATATTTGCAGTTGCATCAGCTTCGGCTATTTCAGCTTCGTATCTAGCCCTTAGTGCGTCTAGTATTGCTCTTCTCATTTAACATTTCCACCTTCTCCGTGCTTGTCTTATTCGTGAATTAGGATCGTTACGAGTTTTTGCTGATGACCTTTTTAATTGTCCTAGTGATCTAGCGCAGTATGATTTCCTACGATTAGCAGCTTTTGATCCTGGCTTCACTTTTCCAGTCACGGCTGTTTTTAATTTTGAACCGGGGTTTAATCTTCTATAGGCTTTGACACCGGCTCTTGTCATACCTGCTCCAGACTTTGTAGGTCTGAAATTCTTTTTGTTTCTAGCTGGCATAGTTCCTTTACTCATTATACTCTGCCTCCAAATGACATGCTTTTTCTTTTCTTTGCAAATGTTGGAACGTTAGTTGGCTTACCGCCTACACCTTGTGCTTTACTTCTCTTCCTTGCAACGGCACTCCGTCTCTGGGAGTCTGTCATACTCGCTGCTTTGGCAGCAGGGACGCACTTTGGATATTTTCTTTTTGATCCACTTGCAGATTTTCTTCCACATTTTTTAAAACCCCCACCTTTTTTCTTGGCACCTATGTCTACCCAATCTTGTTTGAACCATTCCTTTAACCCAGCCATTTTATGCTCTTAGAATTTTTTTATTCATTCCTTTCTTACAGATTCCACCACCTCTAAAATTTATTCTACCGCCGTCTTTTTTTCCAGCAGGTTTAGGTCCTTTGAAATCTTTTCTCTTTACACCAGAGGGATCTTTAATTTTACCAGCACAAATCTTAGAAGCGTAGGCGTTAGCATATGCTGACGGATACACTTTGAATTTTCTTTTTGCGGCCGACTTACCTCTAGGACAAAGTTTTGTCATTATTTTCTCGCTGTTTGTTTTGCTCTTTTAAAATCAGATGCTTTTGGTGCACCCTTTGCACCCTTTTTTCGCATCTTACCTCCACGCTTTCTTTTAGCGTGAATGTTTGCGTATAGACCTGGTCGAGCCATTACTTTGCTCTACCGCCGTCTTTCATGTAACCCATTTTGTTTCTAACTTTTTTGGGTAACTTTTTTAAACCTTTTTGATTTGGCTTAACTTTTTTCAAAGCTTTACCACCTTTTTTCATCATAGGTCTTTTCATCATCATTGTTCCCGGCATGTTATTTACTCCTTTTTTTCATTGCTCTACCAAAACCACGTTTTGCAATTCCAACTTTTCTTACTGCTGTTTTTTTACCTTTAACTATTCTTCCACCTTTTTTAGCCATGACACCAAAACCAAAGCCTTGTGATTGATCAAACTCCATTATTGGGTCTGCTGCTTGAACAGGTGCACCACTTCTAATAGCTCTAAGCATGTCGTTTCTTTTAGCATCTTTTTTTGCTCTTAAAACTTTTCTTTGAAATTCTGCTGAACCTTCATATTTTGGTTCTGGAAGAGTTATAACTGGTTCTTTAAATTTAACTTTACCTTGTGAAAATAGACCTGGTGGCTCTATGTTTCCTTTTTGAACATTTGCAGACGTAGTTTTAAATCCTTGTTTGACACCTCTACCACCTCTCATGATAGCATCTTCATAAACTTTTTTAGGAACTTCTGCAGCTATTTTATTAGCATCTGCTCTTGCTTTTGCACTAGCGCTGTCTCCACCTCTACCACTATCAACACTGATGTTTGACATTTCAGTCCCTTTGCCTCTGTTAGCAAGTGCAAGACCTAAACCCAAAGCACCTAAAGCACCAAGGATTTTTTTATTTCTTCTTCTAGACTTCTTACTCATTATTTTTTACCTCCTCCATTTCGGAATATTTGTGTACCCTTTATACCATATATACTCGCGACGACAAGGATCCATAAATTTGTGAACCATGACGGGAGCTGCTGGAACTGTTCAAAGAACATTTTTATCTTTTCTGCTGCACCCGGATCGTCCGAGAAGACCCCCCAGGCGATCACCAAAATCGGCGCCGTTAACACGAGCAACACGAACTCGTCTTTCCAGTCCGATTGTCTAGCTTCTAATAATTTGCCTTGGTACTCGCTCTCCCCTCGGGCCATCTTAGAGGCATGCATGTGCTGTGCGTCAGCCATCGCCATCTTTGTCTCTTGTTTTTTCTTATAGATGTGCGTTGCTGCGTTTAAACCCAGCTTTAATGCGCTAAACCACATAAATTAGTACCAATCTGCGTCTTTTTTCTTTTCAGACAGCATGTTTCTAGTTCCTCTTACTTGTACAGACTGAGTTTCTGTAGGTTTTGATACCTCAATCTCAACTCCGCCGTTTGGAAGGCCGTCTTTGTTCGTAAACATGTCATGATCTACATGAACCATGCCTGCGTGACTTGATTTTTTGTTTTTTTTCATATTTATTCTCCAGTTTTTCGAATGATTGCAACATTTCCAGGCATGTTATCCGAACTCGGAAGAGTTTTACCTAAAATAGTTTTCTCAATCGATGTATTAGCTCTTAGTTTAGCCAATTCTTCGTTTTGTTCAAGCTTTTCTTCTTGTAAATCTTGATTCATCATTGCTTTTGACTTGTCTAGATTCAATCTTTCCTCTGCTTGTGTACGTTTTTGATCGTTGTCCATAGCTCTAAGGTCTAATTCTCTTGCTTTTAGCTTAGCAATTGGGTCATTTC